CCTTGCCATTCTAGCCAGTCTAGGTTCCAGTTAGCCCAGTCTTTATCTTTTTTATCTTTAGGTAAAAACTGAATAGGCTGGTTAAGAGTACCCATTTTGTTGTACTCAACCTTAGCCCCCGATTTCACCTGCATGGCGTTGTATATTTCCATAGCTTATCTTAAGTTTTTAAATGCTTGTCTTGGCAATTTCATGCCACTAAAAGTATGACCCCCACCGCCAATGTGACGAAAAGGGCTCTTATTTAATTTACTGAATTTATTAGAGTTATCCAAGTTTTTTGCTAGTCCAGTTTCTTCATAGCGCTTTTTATAACCCCTATTTGCTTGTTGCACTTTAGCAAAAGCGATTAATGCTGCAAATGATACAAGTCTATCCACGTTAACCCCATCACGATACGCCATCATCTCTTTCATCAACATAATATCTGGAATACGCTCTATACCATAAACTGTTTTAACTACTTTACCATCCTCTGTAGTTTCTTGATGAAGTTCTTCTCTTATAAATTCAATGGCATAACTTATCATATGACTTTTAAATAAAGTCCCTGTATTACGCCATCCATATTCCTGAAACACATTTGCATTGGCACCAATATCTTTTAAAAATAAGATTTGACTTCGTGGTACAAGATAGCGCTGTTTTTTTCTATGAATCATATGTTGAATAAATAAACTAATATTGTTTTCAACAATTGTCCACGCATTGTACCACTCAACAATCATCTCTAAACGCTCGTGAGTTTTAGCTATATCATCAAAGCGGCCACACCAGGCAGCTACTATCTTATCATTTTCAATAAAGGTCTCAACCTTTTCACCATCATTGCGAGTTACTTCAACTGCAGTTTTATATACATAGATGGAACATAGTGATTCTGAGGTAGTTGTCTTACCTTCACCCACAGGGTCAATGCTTGCATAGTACATCCCAAACTCAGGATCTTTGCAAGGTCTCTCCCATACTACTAAAGTACCAGTTTTATCTTCTGTATTTTTAGTAATAGGAAATTCTGAGATGGGTAATTTATTAGTTTCCTTTGTAGTAACCTGCCCCTTTTCATCCCTATAAATATCTAAAAATTCATAAGGATATGATTTTTCTTCAATGCGTCTAATTTGCGCATTTATTAAATGACTAGGGAATACTGATACAGTTCTAAAGTCAAATGCTTCTTTGATATTTCTAGGGTGCTGAGATATCCGAAGTTGGTATTCCTGCGGATCTAATTCTTTTTTCCAAGTAGCAAATTGTTCATCTAATGCCTTTAATGCTTCTTCTACTTTAGAGTTACCATACTCATCAATAAACGGTGGCATTGACCACTGTTCAGGAATAAATAAACCTGTTTTACCTATTTGACCAGTATCATCTATTAAGTTAGACTCTACTGAGTATATATCATTCGCGTCCGGGCGCGTAATCATTTTCTTTAAAGGCTCACATTGAGATAAATCCCCCACGGATCCTGCAGCTATAAACATACCTGTAGTCATGAAACCAGATTTCATAGCAGGTCGGATATACTCAAATGTTGTATCCATCTTAGGAGCAATACCAGCTTCCTCGTGGAAGAAGTATTTGCATGGTCCCCCTACCCCGTTAGTCGGATCTTTTTCAAAGGACATCCCTTGCATTACGCCTTTGAGACCTACTTCCGATTTACGCTTGCTTAGCGGATCTACAGTTTCAATCTTCTGCTGCCACATCATAACCTTGTTAGGGTTCATAGGGCGGTACCATGCTGTATGTTTATTTAAGAAGGCCTCATATTCATTTAAGAATTTCCAGGTACCCTTCTCATTAATATAGTCTTTAAGGCTAGCGCCCATCTTAAGGGTAATACCTTCCTCAAACCATATTTGATTAATAAGTTTACCGGCGTGAAAATAGCTAGATGCAATTTGACGTTTCTTTAATATTGCAGAATGTTTATAGTTTAATTCTGCAAGTATCTCATATAGCGCCATGTGATATTGTGCATCACGTACATCAGCAAAACCAAACCTTTGAGTCTCCTTATTGAATATTGGTAGGAAGTTTAGCCACATATAGTAGTCACGGGGTATGTACCACGCATTACCATTGTTTTTATAAATAGCACCTACCTTACATTTATTTTTTTGGTCATTCCAATAAATAATAAAGTCTTTAGTTCCTTGAGGCGCTTTACAGTAAAATCCAATGTCATTAAATATTCTAGCTTGCTCATTGAACATTTTGCTGACTTCATCAAAATGGTATTGACCAGGCTCCTTAAATATACTCTCTACAAATTCCTTAAAATCATTACGAGTAGGAAAAGTAGTCACTGACCACTCTCCATTTTCCCATGTAGGAATTTCTATGTTATATTCTTTTAGCATGCTTCTTTTTTAGACTATGTAGTAAGTCTTTTAGTTCTTTAAAACCTCTAGGTTTTGCTTGCCCATTAAGATAAGATTCAACATCCTCTCTACGGACCGCATACCATTTTTCTTGATATATGTTATAGTGTAACAAATAATCATAAAGATAATCACATTTGGTCATATGCGAGCCCCGCCCCGCCTCGAGCACGGCTCGCCTGCTCTTCCTGGAGGTCTTTGTACGCGCCTTTGTAGGCTTCGCGGATTTGCTGGAATTTCCTCATGGTCGGGGTTTCATATAATTGTTTACAAAGTTCTAATGCGCCTGGGATACCATCATCCTCAGAACTAAACTCTGCGTTTATCTCTGCTAATATAATCTCTTCTTTGTCATCTTCAGCAAGATTAAAAAAAGGATTTAAGTCTGGATTAGGACAAGTCATGTAAAATAAGTACTGGTATATCTTTAGATAATCTTCTGGATAATCATCCATAATTTTCTTAAGAGTGCTTATTGTATAACAATGTTCTGTAGGTACAATTACATTGTTTTGTATATCAAATAGTTTAACTATCATAACTTTTAAATTTGTTCATCTGTATAAAAATAGTACGGGCTATTTCCATAAGTCCTATCTATTTTTTCTGATGACATTACTTTTTTAAATATCTTCAACTTAGGTGGATTCTCTTTATCATAAGGTACTATAAAATCTGGATTATGCCAGCGTAATAAGTTATTTGGCTGAACGCAAAAATTGCCGTCATCTAACATTATTAGATGAAAGCATTTGCTATCTTGATGATTAGCATATCCAAGATTTAACTCATTTAAATCACCATCATAATCATCTATAGTAGTAATATAAGTTCCAGATCTCCATTTCTTATCTCTGCAAAAAACATCTACAACTTTGTTTTGTAAAAAAGCAAATGTAGTTACTGATATATTATTACTTTGACAATCCCAAGATTGCAATAAAGAAAGTCTAATCTGCTCATCTTCATTTAAAATATCATAATCATCTTTGCTAACAAATGCTGATATTGGCATATTCCAAAATACAGCTCCAAAATCTGCTTGAAAATGAAAATGCAATGGTCTATTAAGCATTGACTTAACTCCAAATAAGTAGCCTGATGTAACACCTTCTGAGCCTAAAATAAACTCATTTCTAATGTAGCACTCAATGTAAGGTATATTAGCGTTAAGCTGTGACATTTTCTTTTAGTCTGTTAATTATATTTATAACCTCAGTTTTAAGATATGGTACATCATATTGTACAATTTCTTGTACAACTGGCTCACCAAAATCATCATACTTCACAATTCTATTGTCATACGCATCCTTACCAGCTTCTTCAAATAGTATATGCTCTATAATCATTTTACCCGGTTTCAATCTAGGGTTATGTTTAATAATCATATACATATAAAAACTTAACTGCAAAGAATAATGGTTAAGATTACAGTCATCCAAATGATTGACTGGATCAAGCATCTTATCAGTAATTCCTTCCCAGTTAGTGTAACCAGTGGTTTTAATTTCTTTATTTGTTTTATAATCATAGATGTTAACCTTACCGTTTACCACCTCAACTCTATCTGCTTGGCCACATAACCCTGCACTCTTAAGATACATCATATGTTCGGGATATACACCATCACCAAGCTTTTGATCTGGTGCATTTTTAATACCATCTATTTCAATAGGTTTAAAAACGGGTACTACAATATCTTCCCTACTAATACTATCACATGATAATAGATCACGTTCTCTTTGTGCATGGTACCAAGTACCAAGACTCATAGCTCTATTAGATTCACTTTTCCAAGCTTCCTTAATAGCTTCTGGCGTCATACCATACCACTTGCTTTTTTTACTCTTAGCTGATTTAGCAGCTATAGTATCGGCATCAAATGGTTTCTTAAATTTAGATATAACACTAGTTACACTGGTCCATGAGATGTTCTCATTAGGATCAATACTTGTGTAACTATGAGTCTCGGGTTTAAATACTATCGCCATCATTATCTAGTTTAGCGTTTAAATCATCTTCTTCCTCTTCCGTCATTACAGCAAACCATCTTCCATGTGGACATTCGGAAGACATGCTATAAGTTTTATACTTAAGAGAACAACCGCAATCTCCACAACAGGGTTGAGTACCAGGTACTTCACACTTAGTTCCTTTAAGATCAATAAGAGGACATGTGCTACATATATCATATCTGTAGCTTGCTATCTTCTCAATCTTTTTACGAGTAAAGTAATAGTTAAATACTCCTTCAAGAATTAACCATTTAGTCTTCCAGATTTTCTTGATCTTGTTTACCATATCGTTTTTCTATAACGGTTTGTTTTATTTCTTTATAACTTTCTAATTCTTGCTGTATTTCTAGGAGGCGTTTAAGTCTTCCCTCAACTACGCTGTAAGCTTGGTACTTTGTAAAAGTTTTAGGAACTGGCATCTTTTGATATTCTTGATAAGCCTCTATACACTTTTCCAATGTTTTAGGCATTACCTCAAATGTTCCTAAATTAATAACATCTAATCTTGCTGATGTAAGATTTGCCATTTGCTTTCGCAAATCGCTCCAGTAGAAATCCAAAACATCTTTTACTAGATTTTCATCTAGGTTAAGATCAGTTGATACTTCGCTGTAAAGGGTCTTCGCTTTCTTGGGATTCAACTCTTACAATTTTATAATCTAACAAGATATTACCATTAGTCTGTATCATTATTTCTGGATTCAGCTTAATGCGCTTCTTTGCTTTACCATTCTTAAATACATTAACCAGACCACGACGCTGTCCTTTTGATATTGCATTTCTTACGGATTGGCTATTGCCGAAGATATTATTATCGGCAACAGCATTACAAAAATCCGCAAGTTCCTTTTCACCTGAAATTGCCAAGTATGTAAGGCAATTAAGATCACGGTCTGATACTGAAATGTTTTTCAAATGGCAATGCACATTAAGTTGAAAGCGTACTATGTCCCATAGGTTCATACGTACTTTTTTCTGAACTTGATTTACTACTGCCATGTCTTATTATTTTTCTTTTCTTAAAACACGCTTTTTAATTTCAGCAGTTTCTTCAGCTGTCTCAGGTGCATCTTCATCTGGAGCAGGCGCAATGATTTGAGCTTGACGCATTTGAGCCATTAAACGTCTTGCGCGCAACTCTTCAATTTCTGTAGCAAGTGTTTCATAGTCTTTTTGCAATTGAAGAACTTCAATTTGCTCACTGTAAAAAGCCATTAACTCAGCTTTTTTCTCCTCAATTTGTTCAGGAGTAAACATTTCTTGTTGGTTTTCCATAACTTTTATATATTTAGGTTTAGACAAATATATAATAAAAAGTTTAAACTCCAAATGTTTAGACAAAAAAATACCCAGGCACGTTTGCCCAGGTACCTTAACCTAAATCATATTAACTAATATAGAATTAAGACTTTTTAG